GTCAGAGAGAGATGTAATCCCTAATGAAGTTTGGCTTGTCGACAACGAGTTGCTGACTACAATGTGCATCGAACGGTTCCGTAATCTTCAGAACGCCAGGTCTCTCGCTTTGATGAATGACAGTAATCAGGAGAAGAGAGAGGCAATCCAGGCCTATAAAACCCTATGCACATTGGAGTTGCAACGCGCGTCCATCGCCACTCAGGAACAAGTCAACAAGTACACGTCATATTTGAAAATGGCATTTCCAGGCCTTAGGCCAACCAACAACTCAGAAATGGTATCAGCGCGTGTCGCCTACCGACACATTGGTCTGGACCCTTCTGAAGTACAACCTTTCCGACCGTTTGATTTTCCTAGAGGCGCCTTACGGGAGGACGTTCCCGACGTGGTTGACCCTGTCGACGCCGGTGAAGAATTGTTTGACTCCCCTTTGTTTGCGGCGGCTGGCACGCCCACGGCTGGTACCAGACCCGCGGCCGAAGGGAACCGCGTACTTCATCCGTTCGGAGATGGACCGGAAAGGAACACAGAGCGTCGAATTGGAGACCTTACCAGCGGGCTCCATTCAAATAATACGGAATAATGGCCCCATAAATAATAGATCAGTTCCTCATTCAATTTCTAAGTATGAACTTTATTGCAGACAACTCATAGGTGGTGGTGAAGCCACTAACATAAAGAAAGACTTTAAATGGGTCCGTGTTGGCGGCAACTTCCTAGACGCAATCCGTGTGCTCAATGAGACCAAGAGACAACCAGGCCGCCTTCTTCGATCCTTCTTCCCCAGTGTTAGGGCTGCAGCAGATATCCTCCAATTTCCTTCGAATCTCATAATCGATAACGACCCTCCACTCTGCAGACCTAAACATTTCAACGAAGAGGCGACTGGTGGTCCTTCGTTGAGGGCATTCGGGATTGCAAGGAAAACTGGTTTGGGAGATTTACTTGCCACAGCAGCTGCGGATGTTCTCCAGCGTAGTGCTGAACAGTTCCATGGAAGAAGGGTGGTACCAGTTCTGTGGAGACTGAGTTCACGTACAAAACTGCGCGAAAGAAAGGATGCGTTAGAGCGTTTTCTTTCGGGTAAGTCTCAGGCGAGGGCGGTTTTATCAGCGGATGCTTTGGAGCAATTTATTGGGCAACCAATATACCGTAAGATCTCTCCTTTTTTCCTGCAGTGCTCCAAAGATCCCCACCATCCCTTCGCCAACCTAATCAATAAAGTCTCCAACGACTGGAACAACCTCTACGACGCTTATAAAGACTGTGCCATGATTATTGAAACTGACTGGAAACGCTTTGACACCAATCGTCCCAATGACGATGTTCTCTTTGCTTTCGAAGTTATCCTCAGTTCTTTCAATTGGTACGGTCTTGAAGGCTACTACAACTACTTCTACAACCACTTCTCTATCATAGCTAACCAAAAGTTTTTCGTCGAGGATAACGGCAGTATCTTCATGTACGACGGTGGCGTCCCTTCTGGTATGCTGTTCACCTCAATGGTGGACACTATTCTCACATCACTCTACTGGCACATTACCAACAGGGAAATCATTCCGAACAACCCTACCGTAACCTCTGTTGGTGGCGATGACAGTCTGAATGGACTAGAGCGACCCGTGTCAGAAGAGACGACAACCAAGATGTGGGAGTTTATGAACAAAAACTTCAATGCTCAAATCCCCTTCGATGAGTGGTTTGTTCATCGTCCACCTTTTTGTACGCACTGGGAGCAGGCTACCTTCCCAGAGGGCACTGACCTTAGTCTCGGCACTCGTGACTTATTAAAAGAAGCGGTCTGGGTACCATTCAAAGGGGAATTTCCGGAAATCGATGATGCAGCAGGAAAATCGCACAGGACTCGTTTGGTTTGTGGTAAGAAACCGAAGTTCCTAGGGTGCTACTGGACGGCAGAAGGAAATCCAATACGACCGGCCGATGAAATCCACAGAATCCAGCTGCACCCTGAGAGCGTACAAAAACATAGTCATGAGTACATGAGTTCCTGCCTCGCTGCTTTAGTTGAGAACTGCTACAACCACAATTGTGTCAACCACATCGTTCATCGTCTAATAGTCCTTCATCAGATTGCTGCCTCCTATCCTTTCAACAGAAGGTTGGACCTCCTTGTTGAACTTTGTTCAATTAAAGGGGAAGAATTCAGCCCAATGATGTTCCCGGCAATAGCTCCGCATCGGCGGACTAATGGTCTTTTCCGATTGACGGATGATCCAGAGTGCTGCCGTATTGTCGATAAGGTTCGTTCTTTTCAGGGGAAGATTATGGCAATGCATACCAGAAATTCGGAGGGAGAGTTCGAATCATGGCGGATTAACCAATGCCTAAAGACGAGCTCCAGAAGAAACCTAGAGTACTTAGGAATTTTTAGTCCTGATGAACTCCGATTGATTGCCGATATGTATCCTGAGAAGACCTACCGTCCTACTCCTTCTAAGCAGGCGAAAGCAAGGCTAGTACGCGAATCAGTCGCAATGAGTTTTGCAGAATACCATGAATTCTTATTGAATTCACTCAATGATCCTGATAACAGCAACTGTGATATATTCGCTGCAAGGGTAAGCGACATCACCTTAAGAAATGCACCTAGGTTAAAGGAGGACCTGGATGCAGGTAGGGATGAGAGGCGGAGCGAAGAGAGAGGGCTGCAACAACACATCAACAATCTATGTCTGTTTTAAAGTTTTTACATATTAGAATGAGTAACTGATCTATTGAAAAACCCATCTG